TAAGTTTGTGAGGCATAGTAGAAGCATCAAGGTCTAACAAGATGTTAGGCTGTACTGTTTCTTTCCAGACACCACCAGTATACTTTACATAGTAGTCATCTTGTGCCTTCTCGTTATCACCAATAATCTTAATGATAAAGTCCTCAGCAGCTTCAACAGGAAGCTTCTTAAAGTCTAGTGTCTCATCCTTAAATACAAGTAAATGTTCTCCACCGTGGGAGTCACCTACTTCTACTTGAAAGTCTGTAGCATCTGTAGACTGAATATGTAACACTGAGCCATAGCGAGTAATTGTAATACCAGTAACAGCAGAGCCATCAGTAATATCATCATAATATGTTGTACTAACAGAAGTACCTGAGAAGGTATCTAGATTAGTAGCAATCAAGTCAGTAGAAGCACCACGTTCAGCATCCTGCGTAAGCGTTGTACTACTCTGTGTGCTAGACTTTGTAGCAAACTCAACTGTACTAGAGCTACCACCCTTGGTAATAACTAAGCGATAGGTAGAAGAGTAGTCAGCCTGTTTGACATAGACTAGTGCTTCTGGATTACGAGTAGAAGAAGTTGTTGTACCCTTGGCTACTTCCGTGTTCTTATTAATAAGGAATGTAGCATCTGCAATAGAGACTGCTGCTATTTCTTTACTGGGGTCTGTGAGACCAGAGAAATAACTTGAGGCATTATTGGTAACAGTTTTGGCTGTACCTTCCTTGTCGTAGACTCTGAGAGTACCAGCAGTATCAATAATAAGAGTATAATACTCGTTCTCGTCCCTGCGAATTGTGTGTATAAAAGCTTTATCAGTATTAGAGATTACCCCCAAATCGGCAAGGTGTTCAGTACTTGGGCGTTTTGATAACCCTGTAACAACGCTAGATAGTGCATTTTCTTGTAGCTCTGCTTGTGTGTTAAGACGTAATGATGGTGGCTGTTGCGACACACCATTAATAAGATTGGGGATTGACTGACTGATAAGTGCCATTACACTGTTCTCCGTCCTTGTCTGTCTATAATACTAAAGACATCATAGTTATCAAAGATATTAGCATCATCAGTAGCTTTGTCAAACTGCTTTAATTCAAAGTAAGCACGTTCTTCATCTTCCCTTTGGAAGTCGTGTAGAGTGCCTGACCCTACAACCCTGTCCTGAAACACACGAGTACTCTTTAGAGTGATGTATCTCTTAGCTACTTCTGGTAAGTCTTCAAAGTTTAATTCTACTACTACATCAAGATTAGTACTAGCACCAATGGCAAACGTATGGTTCTTCCTGTCGTACATCTTAGTGCCACGCTGTACTAGGTCTTTACCATTAGCCTCTAGCGTAGCATCAGCACGAAGAATATCAGAACCTATAACAACGTGTCCATCACTGTCTTGAGCATATGACTTGTTGTATTCTGTATTGAAGTGCCAGCCTTGAGACTGCACCTCACGATTAGTTGTATTAAGTATTGTTTCTGCGATTTCAGCTTCAACCAAACCAGAAGAAAGGCTGTTGACTGGTGCTTCACCAATAGCAGAAAGCATTGTATTAACTGCATCTAGTTTTGTTGTAGCTGCCATGTTATCACCATTTTACCTTATCAGCCCAGTAAGCCGCACTCGTCTTACCCTTGGCTATATTCTTTGCATGACGTGCTTTGAAGGACTTACGTCTTGCCTTCTCTGAAGCAGTAGTTGGATTTTTACCAGCACCACTCACACCTTTTTGACCAAAGCGTATAATCTTTAATTTATCATTTTTCTTGACTAACACCGCATGAGATTTCTTAGAATGACTTGGTGTTCGCTTTGGTTTGTTTACACCTGAAAAGGTTTCTCCTGCGTGTTTAATAGCCATTACTTTTTCTTTCCATACTTAGCCATAATAGCAGCTACCTGTTTCTGAGGCATACCACCAAAAGACATCTTCTTACCTGTCTTCTTGGATTCTGCTTTAGCTTTAGCCATACCTTCTTTGGTATACTTATATTTCTTTCCACCTACTTCTGGCATAATTACTTCCTATACTTTGCTGTTTCATTGACGCTAGACTTTTTAATCTTCATGTTTTTCATAGTACTCTATTGTCCTCTTAACCATAAACCCCACCAAACAAGACAAACAATTCCCACAAGACAAACAACTCCTACAATAATTAATTGCATAAGTTCTATAAATTCCTGTCGTTTTCTTAAGGCTTCTTCTTGCTGTCTTTGTCTTTCTTTTCTAGCCTCTGCTTGAAACTTTTGCCAGTCATCCCAGAGACCAGCCCTGCCAGACCATATCATTATTTGTTTTAGGTGTTCCTCTTGTTCCTTAATCTTTTCTAAGGCAAGAAACTCTTCTAGTTCGTTAGAGGCAAATGGTGACTTCTTTTTCTTTTCACCATTTTTTCTTAGGTCTTCTTTAGCATTAACAAAATCAGAAATGGCACTACCAGCACTAAGGAGGTCTTTACCATTTGATACTGCTTCCTTGATAATAGCAAATGCTGCGTTAGCCGCAGCTAATTCTGCAAGCATCAGTACACCTCCACTGTGTTAGGGTTTATGTATTTAGGAATACAATAGGCTGTTACCTTATCCCTATTATCTATCCAGTCAGAGTACTGATAGTTACCATATCTCTTGGATACCTCAGAAGCAAAAAAGTTACAATCTAGGATTGACCTGAAGTACATATCATTACTGACGAGTACTCTGTCATCTCCCACTCCTAAATAAACTAACAATAGAAAAACGTGCATAATAAAAAAGGAGAGAAGCCGAAGCCTCTCCCCTCTATGTTATTTAGGCATACTCAAGAAGAGCAATAGCCGAAGCAGGACGCAGGACGTTATGTCCCATAGCGTACTTAGCAACCATCAGTGTACCCTGACGATTAATCTGGTACTCAGACTCAAGGCCTAAGTCCATCAGCTTAACAGTAGCAACAGCGTCTGGTGTGAACACGAAGCCACGGATACGAGCAGCAAGAGCCACCATGTCTGCACCGTCTACATCAGTAGTAGGTAAGTCATAGTGAGTAGTGCGGCCTGAACCAGCAGTGTTAGCCAGAGGTGCGTTGTCTGATGTTACACCTTCTCCAGCACCAGCAGCAAGTGCGGTGTAGAGGTTAGTTACATTGGCATGGTTTGACATATAAACAGGCATACCAGCGATTGAAGGTACAGTTGCAGAAGCAATAGAGCCTTCACCACCGAAGTCACGGTTCATGTAAACCAGCTTGTTACCATCAGTCACATCAAGCAGTGCATAGTACTGGTCTGGTGGAAGCATTACTACTGCACCATCAGTCGGTACGTTCTTCTTCTCCATCTCTTTACGAGCGTTGAAGATAGCTTGTGCGATGTCTGAAGCTACTAAATCGTCAGCAGCGTTGTCACCGATTACTACGTTGTCTGTGAAGTCTTCTTCAGTAAATGATTTGTAGTCCTGAATGAGACCAGCAGCACGAGCAGCGTTGGTTGACAAAGAAGCCTTAACCAGCATACGAGCTACGTTACGGTCAGCTTCGTTAGCCAATGCAATACCAGCTTCTTTTGAGTAGATTGAGCGAACATCGTAGTGGTTGATAGCTTCGTCAATATTAGCAATGAACTGTGAGCTAATCAGCAGATCATCAATAGTAACGATGCGTTCACCAGCACGAATCTGACCACCAGTGATTTCATTTCCTGGGGTTAGGTACTCAGCAGAAGCACGGCCTGTCATTGGGAAGGAAGCAGATTTTCCTTTTGAGATTGTGCGAGTACGCACTTTGTCCATGATGACTTTCTTTTCCTCAAATGCGGTGAGAACTTCACCAGCATAGAGTTTGAGAAATAAATCACGAACGTCACCTGTGTTATTATTTTGTCCCTGAAAGCTAACGCTATATGCAGGGTTTGAAGCGGCAGAAGCCATAATATCATCCCTTTCTAAAAGATAATGTTGAGTTAATTGTCTCAGCACTACCAACACGTCTTGGCCTAGATTGTCCCTCGCAAGGGGTCAGGGTTATTTTAGTCAGTAATAACTTGAGGTAGGGTTTCCCCTTCTAAGCACACCCATAGTAGATGTGTTTAGAAGGAGAGGGGGAACAAGTCCCCCAATCCAATGCAACATTTAGAACAGACTAGAACGAGCCAACTTATCAGCGACTTGTTGCCTGTAGGCGGAGTCCTTTGCGTATCTAGGGTCACGCATAGCAGCAGTTAATTCTGCATTGCTTTCAAACTTCCCACCAGAGGACACAGCACCAGTACCTCCTTGAAGGAGATTAGGTTCAGCCTCTGAACGATAACGTGCATAAAGACCTTGTACAGCAAACCTGATATTAGAAGGGTTCTGTGAGTCTACTGCTGCATTAAAGGCATCTATTTCTGATTCAGGTAGATTGTTAGATGCCCATTGCATAAGCTCAGAATACTGTTCCTGTCCACCCACAATAGAGTGCATCTCTGCTTCTACTTGTGAGGACAGAGCGTTCTGACCTTGTATCCAACTATCAACAAGAGTACGAGAGAAGCCAGCTTCTTCCAATGCTGTATAAGCATCAGCCGAAAGCTCACCATTATCTAAGTATTCCTGTTGAAATACATTAAAGTCCAGCCCCTTGGCATCTAGGGCTTCGGAAACTTCAGAGCTAGTCTGTTCTACCTGTTCAGCTAGTTCATCTGTTTCTTGGGTCTCTTCTTTACTACCCTTACCAAGCTTGCTCTCTAATTCTGAGTAAGCCTTTGCCATGTCTTCTGGACTTTTAAATTTTTCAGGCAACCAATCAGGACGATCAGAAGGTGCTTGACCTTCTACCTTCTTCAACATAGCATCAATATGCTCTTGTGATTCTGGTGGTTGTTCTTGATGTGTGTTCACTGATTCTGTCATTCGCTAACTTGCTCCAATGCCTGACGTATTTGATCAGGGTCTATGTTACCAGCTACTGCTGGGGCTGCTCTTTGTGCTGCTCCCATAGCTGTCTGTTCCAACATTTGTTGTTGCATCATTTGTTGTTGTGCCATTTGTTCTTGCATCTTCTGTTCCTGAGATTTAATCAGACCAGAAGTATCAATCCCTAGAGAAGCACCAAGACGGTCAATGTAGTCATTGATGTTCATCTCACTAGCAATAACTTCAGCCCCTAGTGGCTGTAGATACTGTAGGAAGGTTGCAAGTTTATTAAGGTCTTGACCTCTACCAAGTGCCTCAATACCAGTAACAACGGTAGGCTTAACGCTGTCCTTAGGCATCTTAGGCATTTTACCCTGCTGTTGCAGAGAGTTTAGTAGGAGGTTAATCAGAGGAAGCTGAAACTCCTGAGACAGAATTGAGTACACACCACCAAGGGCAGTCTCAAGTTCCTGTGCCATGAAGCGAACTTCTTCTGCTGTCACTCGCTCTGCTGCTCGTTGTACTGAACTGTTCAACAAGAAGGCAGCAGCCATGCGGTCATTAATCATACGCATAGTTTCTAATGCTACACGGAAGTCTGCTGCTTTCTGTACCTGTAGGGTAGATACATCATTAGCATCACCATTAAGGAACGCACCATTAGGTGCTTTAGAAAGGTCAGAAGATTTTGTTGTACCATTAGGACGTACAAGAAAGAGTACCTTAGAGGAAGCAGCACTACCCTGCACAATAGCACGAGTAAGTGACTCAAGGCTTCTTAGGTCTCCAATGTATTCTTCTACATACCCACGTCCGTAATCTTCTCCGTCTATACGGATGAACCGAAGAGGGATAAATGGGTTTGTGTCATCTTTATATGTTCCCCTAGAGTTAGGGACTTCTATGCCAGCAACCTCTTGAAATACATCAAAGCCTCTATTAGTCTTCATAAGCTTTGTATAAAGGTTTAGAGATTTAACTGGGGTTTCTGATTGAGGCAGCATCGCCTGTACTTCCTCAGGAAGCATCATGGGTGATACTGTTTCTTTTGTAATGATTTCTAGAACATTACCCATAGCGTCACGTTTAGTAACGTAACGGTCAGGTCTGTATACTTTCATACCGCCTTTTTTAGGCATATATACAAGAGCATTACCTGTCACAATCAGAAGCTTAAGAGCTTCAAAGACAGGCACACGGATAGCTTTACCCTCAATCTCTTGCATTGCAGCACGTTCAATTCGTGCCAGTCCTTCTTCTACTTGACCACGATTATCACCAGCAATCTGCTGTAAATCAAAGTCATCAATAGTAAGTCTGAAGAAGGGACTGTTAGGAGGTAGTAGAGCCAGAAGCAATTTAGATGCGAGATTGTTTACACCCCTTGCCCCTATACCTTGATATGGTGTACTGTAGATACTTGAACTACTATGACCTTCATCTGGTAAAAGAGTAGGAATGGTAAGCCTTGCTGCTTCGCGTCCTCGTTCTAAAAAGGTGTCTCGCTCCCCTTCAAGTTGACTGTAGCGTTTAGCTACTTCACCTACACCTTGTTCCATTTAATTATCCTTTTGGAATGTTAAGCCCGACACCACCATCACCACCTACATTAGCTGCGGCTGGTTGTGTGACAAGGGCTTTCTTACCTTTTTTACTAATACCTAGCATGGTAGATGTAGTGGCTAAATCTGTTCCATCTCCTTCTTCAGTGCCTTTCTCAGCAGCAGTAGAAGGAGTAGACATACTAGAAGACCTAGAAGAAGCTCTTGACTTCTTACTAAACCCAAGTGATTTACTTATACTACCCATACTACTCTCCTGTAGGTACTTGAACACCAGAACCTTCACTACCTGTCTGTGTAGCGGTGTCTTGTAGTTGAATCTTCAGGCCTTTTTTGCCTGTCTTCTTTTTCTTCAGTTGCTCTGATGTTAATTCTGTATCGTCCATCTCAATGTCAGGAGTCTTAGTAACAGCAGTCACTGGTCTCGCTGGGGGTGGGGCTGGACGAGGTGTTCTTCCCATTAAACTTCCCATTTAATCTTCCTCAAAATCGTTGTCTTGTAATTCATGTAACTTCTGTATCACAGACTGTTGACCCCTGAGGAAAGATAACTCCTCAGAGGACACTTGATTAAGCGGAAGTTTATCTGGATACAGTTCAGAAAGCTTTCTCAATAAGCCATCTGTAATGTTATAATCGTTTCCTAAAACTCTCATTTTATTCAAACTTTCGCTAATAGTTACACTTTAGATTTCACATACACCAGCAGTACAGGCTAATTCCTGAGAAGATGTAGTATTATCAAGGACTTCTGTATACTCAGCAAAGTCAATTACTGGCATAGCTGCATTTAGTTCTTTATACTGCTGCTCTGTAATCTCTTCATAGGGTGCTTGTGCGTAGGAATGGTTGTCATCCTCACGAGGTAGGAAGGATACACCACACACTTCATCCCAATGTTTCCATACCCATGCACCTACATCAGCCCATTCATCCTCACCTACATAGATAGTTACTGATGGGTTGTGGTCAGTCCAGTGATTACGGTATGTAAGCCATAGCTCTAGGTGTTCAATAGCACCAATGTCATGTCGTGTAAGACTATTAGAAGCAGAAGCCATAGGAAATTCAAACACTAGGTTCTGTGGATTATATACATCAACCTCACAGGGGACACCCTTCTCCTGCATCCAAGTAGCAAGAGGGTCTTTAACATCTGCTCTTACTCTACGGATGTAGTGTTTAGCATAGCGAGGGTGGATACCACTACCACTATTAACTAACTGTGATACAGTACCAGAAGGTTTAACTGTGGTGATAGCCTTTGATGGATTGATGCCTAGCTTCTCAGCCCATTCCTTGTTAACATCACGAGTTATATCACGAAGCTTCTCTAACGTACCACCAAGCACAGACTTCTCATACTCACCCTGACCAGACATAATCTTGTGGTCAAAGATACCAGTAAGAGATACGCCTAGTAGCCTTTCTTCTTCGGAGTTCTTTTTCCATTTCGGTGACAGGTATTTGAAGTCCACAAGGGCTGATTGAATCGTCCCAATGATCGTTGCGATTTCGGTTTTCTTCTCAAGCTCTCCGACTCCATCGGTTTCTCTGATGACAACTTCGGAGAGGTTACAGAATTGTCTACTTCTGAGACTGATTTCTCCACAGGGGTTCGTTCCAAAATCGCTGCGGCTTTCTCTGCCAATACTTTCTGCCTTAGCTTGGGCTGCTTCACGGTTAAATATACCTCGTTCACCTGATTTAGATTCATACAATGCTGACCATTCACGGAGGAAGCTACCCATATCTGGCTTGTCTGTGAAGGCAATAGAGTTGTTAGCATAGCTACGGTTGACCTGATCGTTCCACCAGTTACCCATCTTAGCGTGACGCATACGGTCATCACTTAGGTTTGATAGACTAATCATAGCAGAGCGTCTAACCCCACCAACCACAACAGCAGCAGCTACCTGACACATAATGTCATGACACTCAAGGCTATTCAACTTACGTCCTGCGGCTTTCTTAAATGTATTCACCGCAAACTTAAATAGGTTCTCTAACGGTTCAGCACCAGAGGCACGTCCACCAAAGGTCTTCAACCTAGCACCAGCAGGACGAACCTTAGATGTGTCCCACTTAGGTATCTCACCAGCATAGAGGCGGCTTATGATTTGACGGAAGGCTTTAGCCCATCCCTCTTTACTATCACCAACTACCACAACCTCATCAGTCTCAACAAGCTCTGATGGTATCTCAGGTAGTTTACTAATGAACTGACGCTCGACTGAGAAGCCAACACCAGTACCACACATAAGAACCATTAACGCCTCATCAAACGCTTTAGGGTCATCAACAGCAAGAAAGCTACAGTTATAAGCAGCAATATGATTTCTATCTAATGCCTCCCCAGCAGTCATGATAGTACGCATGGATGGTACTACCTCTAGATTTAGAATAGCATCCTTAACGTCTGGTCTTTCTGACAACACAGGAAACCTTCCTGTCATGTAGTTCCACCATCGGTCTACTGTTTCGTTCCATGTCTCTCTTCGTTCTTTATCCTCTAGCCACCTAGCATAGCGGCTTACATGGATATAGGATTGGTATGAATCCATTATCTATCGTCCCCTTCTCCGTGTAACTTGTTTTCAAGCGCACGTTTGTTTAGCTTTCTTAAATTCTCTTCTGCGATTCCCTGTAGTGACAGGCCACAGTCGTGTGCTAATGCTGCTAGATACCAGAGAACATCTCCCATCTCTGCCTGTATCTTTTCCTTCTGTTCTTCCAGAGGAATATTATCACGCATCATCTTCTTAATCTTTCCTGCTACCTCACCAGCTTCTTCAGCTAGTCCAAGTGCAGGATAGGAAATAGCATACTTTGAAGGATAGATAGCAGTACGCCTAGCCTTAAGTTGATACTCATAAAAATCCAGCATTACCAGTTTACTCCCTTTGTTTTCTCTAGTAGTTCAATCATCTTGTTAAGATACCATACAGCTTTCTTAGCATCCTGAATAGGATTACCCTTCTTCCACAGGCGTGATCCTGTATACTTAAGGATGTTTCCATGGCAGTAGCTAATAGCCTCATACTCACCTAACACATCTACAATGTAGTCAATGGTTTCAATCTTACCATCAGCGTAGTGAGCAGGACTATTAATCATATCACGTTCCTTACGGTCATTGAGAACAGCAATCTTCTCACACATACTACTTGCTCTGTCCTCAAACTCTTTTAACTTACGCTTCATATAATCTTCATAGCTTTCGTGTCTGGATTCCATAGTGTTACCTCACCTGTGTCTGTGTCATATTCACCGTTGCGTAGGATACGAGCTAGTCGTGCGTTCTCTAGTGCTACTTCTTCTGAGAGACCTTTGCTAATGTACGCTCTGACCACCGCACCCCAGCCATCACCAAACTCAAGGATTTTCTCAGCAGTTTTTGCACCAACTGAAGGACAACCTTTGTAATTGTCAGTAGCATCACCAGTAAGAGTTTGTATAAAGAAGTTGTGATCTGCCTCAACCTCTCCGATTTCCACAACCTCTCGATTAATCCAATGAAGTGCTGGTATAGTTTGTAGGTCTTTGTCTTCAGACCAGATAATAGTGTCTTTGTTTGCAGTACCAAGTATTCCCAATACGTCATCTGCTTCAAGTCCCTTGTAGATTATAGTGTTGTATTTACCAATTATGTAAGACCTAGCCCAGCTTAATAACATAGGCTTCCTAACATTACTTCGGTTAGCCTTGTAGTATGGTGCTAGCTTCTTACGAAAGTTTTCCTTGTCAGACAAAGCCACAATACAGTCCTGAACAGGAGCTTCATTAAGTAACTTGTCTATCTGTTCCTCAATGCGGATAGCTACATCAGCCTCATGTGAGTGTAGTGTCCACAGTCCGTCACCCCAATCAATAGGAGTCTCAGCAGAAGCAGAAGCTTTGTAAGCTATGATGTCTCCATCAATGAGCAAAAGGGTCATCGTCATTATCCTTTCCTATCAAATGTTCAAGGTCTTTTAGTTTACTGTGTGTCATTACTTGAATACCCATCTTAACTTGTATGTAATCTAGGTATGATTCAACCAACCATTTGATACACAGACATATGGTTATAGCGAAGAAGCTACACGTTAGTATCAACTTGAATAAGAAATCAAAGTCCATGTTGTATACACTCCTTCGCTTGCCCTACTGACATCTTGAACCACTCACCCCTACGCTCTGCAATCTTCTCAGCAGCCTTGTGTGCAGCATCCTCAACCTTACGTCTGTCTTTAGTAGACACGGAATACATAAGCTTGTAGTTACGGAAGGGACTGCTAGTCTGATAACCATTGAGCCTATCTTCTGCATCAATAGCCATGCCAATCTTCACCCACTCAGGCCACGCTGAGTTAGTAATAATGTAGACCTGTCCCTCTTTACTTCGTGTGTAATTCTCAAGGCTAGAGAAAGCAGCATCGTCAAACGACTTGTACCTACCTGCTTTGTATAATGGGTGTGTCTGTGGTACATACTTACCATTAACATACATTCGATTGTCATTAGATTTATCATTATATTTCTTTGAACAATCTTTACATTGTGTTCTTCCTACTGCTTTCCAACTATCAGACCAGTTACTATCTTCTAACTTTACGCCACAACTGTTACAATTATCAATGGGTGTCTGCCCAGTTTCTTCCGTACTTGTATTCACTGTCAAGTCTGCATCTGAACCCGAAGTGTTGTTCAACGTCTCGCATACATCGCTGAATAAGTTGTCCTGTCGCATCTTCCTGTCCTTCCTTTACTAGTAGCTGTACTTCATCGTGGATGAACGCTACAATCTGTGCGTCCAAGTTTGACTTCTTAATGGCACGGTTAATAAAAACGTACCATGTCTTACAGATTATAGCACCAGCACTCTGTAGTAGGGTGTTCAGTGCAGCATGACTGTGACGGATAGGGATGATACGTCCATCCAAACCTTTCAGCCAGCCTCGTTCCTTTGCGGCATTTGAGACAGCATCCTTAAGATACTTCAAAGCAGGAAGCTTCTTCAAGAACTTGTTCTTAATCTTTCTTCCTTCTCCTGCTCCCTTGCCTATGATTTTACCAACCTTCTCATCACCAGCACCATACAGGAATCCGTAGATAAATGTCTTAGCGTTGTTGCGAGTGGGTAAGCCAGCAGCTTCTTGGTTTGTAGTATGGATGTCACCATTTAGAACCACATCTGCATAAGCTCCATTGTCGTAAGCCGCCATGTAATGAGCAAGACAACGAAGCTCAAGACCAGAAGCATCAGCACCAAGAAGGCTGTAGCCCTGAGGAGCGTGGAAAAGGGAACGACATTCCTCTCCGTACTCTGCCCCAACGCTGGGGACTTGTGCCATGTTAGGCTTAGAATGAGTACAGCGAGAAGTGGCAGCACCCATATGATTGACTCTACCATGTAGTCGTCCTTTCTGTTCCATCTTAAGCCAAGCCTGTTTGCCTGTTGCTAACTGACCAATGCGTTTGTTAAGTAACAAGTACTCACTCAGCATCTTAGCCTCTGGCATATCAATACCAGACAGAACAGTCTCGTCTACCTTAGGCTCACCTGTCTCTGTGTAATCCTCAGGTGTCCATCCCCTGTTGATAAGCCTCTCACCAATCTGCTTACGAGAAGCAGGATTGAATGGGATAGTCTTGGTCTTAGTCTTTAGTTCAATCACAGTAGGCTCAAAGGTATTCTGTAACTCTTCCTCTAACTCAGCCTTGCGTGAAGCCAGTCTTGTGTACAGTTTTTGTGCTTGTTCTACATTGAATGGAAAGCCTAACGCTTCCTGTTCA